GCGCTGACCTGCTGTTTAAGTATTCTGGCGATACTAAAATTAAAATGTCAGGGGCAGGTGCTTTGTTTGTAGAGGATGACATTACCGCTTACGCAGGGATCTAAATCATGACATTACAGTCATCTGGCGCAATCTCACTAGCTAATCTAGCCAACGAGTACGGTGGCTCTGAGCCGCACTCCATGAGCGAGTATTATAAAGGCGGCAGCTTGGTTCCGAGTACCGTAGCTGAAACGGTCACGGCGGCGAGTATGTCTGGCTCTGTGTATGATGGCAGAGGCAGTTATTGGGGAACTGCTCCTGTTATAAATAGCGGGAGTCATATATATCAACACTACAGGTGGGCTGATAACGGGTACACCGGCACCGGAAATATTTCGTGGACTGTAAACAAAACAGGCACATATCACTACCGAGGCACTTACTACATTCAGAACGCCACCAACACATCGACCCACACTTGGTATGTTGCTGGCTCTCAGGTTGCCACATATACGCTAACTGCGGGTAACAACACCGCGTCTACAACGGGTAGTTTTTCTGTAACCGCTGGTCAAACTGTTAATGTGCAGGTTTCATGGCCGTCTGCCGGTTGGGCAAGTTGCGGGATTTATTTTGGCGGAAGCGCATATAACAACCGTTCCGTTCAAACAGCCGCAAATGGAAGTGTGCCGACATCAGGCGCGGTTTCTCTCGCTAACTTTTACGGTGGGAGAAAGACCTAATGCCGCTTACAAAGCTACAGTTTAACCCCGGCGTTAATAGAGAGGTTACCTCATATTCTAATGAGGGCGGCTGGCGTGATTGCGATAAAATTAGGTTTAGGATGGGCTATCCAGAAAAGATGGGTGGCTGGGAAAAATATACGTCCACCACTTATCTAGGCTCTGCCCGTGCGCTTCATAACTGGATTGCCCTTGATGGGTCTAACTATTTGGGCATAGGAACACATCTAAAATATTACATCGAAGAGGGGCAGTCTCTAAATGATGTAACGCCTATAAGGCTTTCAGTGGCTTCAGGGGGTGGTGCAAGCGCAGTCACATTTACTGCCTTTACAACAACTACAAACGGTTCTGTGTCTGCTACAGCGACAAGTATAGTTGTTGCTAGTATTAGCAACATTCCCTCGCAGGGCAGGATAAAAATTGGAAGTGAAGAAATAGAGTATCTGTCGGTTGACACCGCAAACAGTGCGCTTGTTGGCCTTACAAGAGGCTTCAATGGCACCACAGCCGCCGCGCATAACTCAGGGGTTACAATATTCTGGGGTACATTGCGAGTTAATCATTCCTCTCATGGTTCCTTTGAAAATGATTTTGTTACATTTAGCGGTGTAGATTCTAATGGCCTTGGCGCTAGTGGGAACATAACTCAAGCTGTTTTACAGCAAGAGTATCAGGTTGTTTCGGTAACAAATGCGAACGTATATTTGATTCATGCCAGAGCGGACACTGCGGCGGCGACATCTGGTGGCTATGTATCTACACTAGGGTCGCCTTTTCAGGTGTATGCAAACGCAAATGACTCTGGCGCTGGCGGCAATGGGGTGGGCGCAGACTACCAAATCAATGTTGGATTGGACGCTGTTGTTGGCGGAACCGGATGGGGCGCAGGAACATGGGGCCGTGGCGCATGGGGTTCGGCAGAGCCTAATGGCCTAACAACAACAAACAAAATCAGACTTTGGTCACATGATAACTTTGGTGAAGACCTGATCATCAATCCGAGAGATGCTGGTATCTTCTACTGGGATAGATCAAATAACCTGTCTACAAGGGCTGTAGAGCTTTCCACATTGTCGGGTACAAAGACCAGCGTCCCCACAATCGCCAAGCAGGTTCTCGTATCTGATCAAGACAGGCACGTTATCGTGTTCGGTTGTGATGACATCGGGGCTAACTCATCGGCAACACAGGGTAATGGCACCCAAGACCCCCTTTTGATAAGGTTCTCTGATCAAGAAAACCCTATAGATTACTTCCCGACTAGCACAAATACGGCTGGAAGCCTGCGTCTGGGGTCAGGGTCTACGTTTGTTCAGGCGGTAGAAACAAAAAGGGAGGTTCTGATATGGACAGACACATCCCTGTTTTCCATGAGGTTCATAGGCCCTCCGTTTACATTTGGCCTACAGCAGCTTTCATCAAACATAACAATTATGGGGCCAAACGCCGCGACGGCTACAGAGGATGTGGTCTATTGGATGGGCATAGACAACTTCTATAGGTATGCCGGTCAGACCGAGCAGCTTGACTGCACAGTGAAAGAGAAAGTGTTCTCTGACTTTAATCTCTCCCAGTCGTCTAAGGTCATCTCTGGGATCAACTCTGAGTTTTCTGAGATATTTTGGTTCTACCCATCTGCCAGCGCATCAGATAACGACAAGTATGTGATCTACAATTATGGCCAAAACATTTGGTACTTTGGGGATCTATCAAGGACAGCTTGGATAGACAGGGGTACAAGGTCATTCCCAATAGCCGCTGGTGGTCAGTATTTATACAACCACGAACTTGGCTACGATGATGACGGCAGCGCGATGAACTCTTTTATTGAGTCCGCCGCTATGGACATCGGTGATGGCGATAAGTTTACCTACATAAGTAGAGTAATCCCTGATCTCAGCTTTACGGGGTCTACACAGTTAAGCAGCCCACAAGCTACATTTACTGTAAAATCTAGGAATTTCCCCGGTGCCAGCTTCGACAACACAGCATCTGGCGTAGCAACTCGTACCGCATCGTCCCCTGTAGAGCTTTACACCAATCAGTTGTTCCTGCGCTCTAGGGGCAGATCGTTTGTCATACGGGTAGAGTCTTCGGCACTTGGGGCTAAGTGGCAGCTTGGAAGCCCACGGGTAGACTCCAGAGAGGATGGTAGAAGGTAATGTCATCCAATCAGATAGCACCGCCAAGACTTCCTGAAGCACCTCAAGAGTATTCTGCTAGATACATGGCCGACCTGTTGAGGGCTTTGGAGCTTTTTATATCGCAAGAAAGAAACCCCGGAGAGATGCGGGGGACCAAGATTACACTTACAAATCTGCCAACAAGTGCTTCGGGGCTTGAAAGCGGGGCGCTGTATAATGACAGCGGGACTGTGAAAATCGTAACATAAGTTACAGGTAACTTTTACATGTGGGGGCAGGCATTACTCGTCATGGGAAACAAAAAGTTACAAACTCAGAGTAAGTACGCGCAGTACGACATGGATGGCGATGGCGTCGTTACTGATGAAGAGCTTGAACATGCAAAAGAAATAAAAGAAACTGAAAGAGATCTTAGAAAAAGCCTAGCTCAACTAAGAATGGCAAGATTCACTTTGATAGGAATGGGGATATTTACAGCAGCGATGTTCACTCCATGGGTTTCGGTGGAAAGAATACACGCGCTTTCAGAAATTTCTTCATTATTCTATATTTCTGGCGCTGGTATAGTTGGTGCCTATATGGGTACAACTGCTTGGATAGCTAAGAAAAATTAAGGGAGACCTGTAGGGATGTGGGGAATGCACGGAAGAACTACAGCCCTACAGGCGCAAATAAACAGGAGAAGAAGCAATGTTACAGGCGTTGATAGGGCCAGTTACGGGTATTCTGGACAAGTTCATAGAGGACAAGGATCAGAAGAACAAGCTGGCACACGAAATAGCGACCATGGCCGAAAAACAGATGCACGAAGCCAACATGGGGCAAATAGAGATCAACAAGGCAGAGGCGCAACATAGGTCTATATTCGTTGCTGGATGGCGTCCGTTTCTTGGATGGGGTCTGGCAACGGCCATGATCTGGCACTTTGTACTCGCCCCTGTGACCATGTTTGGCTTTGCCTACGCAGGCATGGAGGCACCAGATTTACCTACCTTCGACATGGACAGCCTGATGACTGTTCTTCTTGGTATGCTTGGTCTTGGTGGCTTGAGGACTGTAGAGAAGGTTAAGGGGCTTACGAAATGAACATAGATAAGCTACGAACAGAGATCGCAGAGGACGAGGGATGTAAGTACGAAATTTACTTAGATCATCTCCACCTACCAACTTTCGGAATTGGCCACCTCATTACCAAGGAAGATGAAGAGTATGGCAAGCCTGTAGGTACAGTGATCGAACAAGAGAGGGTTCAAAGGGTGTTCTACCTTGACATGACTGTGACCGTAGACGAGTGCAAAGTTCTGTATCCAGACTTTGATGATTTACCCGAGGAGTGTCAGCATATCATCTGCAACATGATGTTTAATATGGGAAGACCTCGTCTCTCCAAATTTAAGGGTATGAAGGCTGGCGTCGATGCGAGGGATTGGAACAAGGCGGCAGACGAGATGGTAGACTCGCGGTGGTATACGCAAGTCCCAAATCGTGCTAGAAGATTAGTAGACAGGATGCGGGCCTTGTCTGAGGAAGAGGGATAAACAATGGCTTTACCACTGATATTAGGACTAGGCGGCTCTGCACTAGCTGGCGCAGGAATGTTG